GATATTGAGAAGCTGAAGTCGCTCGAGTTGACCGGGGCGTTCATGAACGAGGCGGGCGTTATGAACCCGCGAATCCTAGATGTGCTCAAAGGCCGCGTCGGCCGTTATCCGATGGCCATGGAGGGTGGCTGGACGTGGAAGGGCATCATCATGGACACTAACCCACCGCCCACGAACGGCTGGTTCTATAAGATGTTCGAGATACAGAAGCCCCCGGCGCATGTGATATACAAGCAGCCTCCGCCGCTGTTCTATGACCCTGTCGAGGATAGCTACTTCATCAATCCAATGGCCGAGAACGTGCGAGGACACGTCGCGCCAGATAAACCTTACGCACTCGGATATAAGTATTGGATCGACCAGCTCGCGGGTAACGACCCAGAGTATATTAAGACGATGATCCTTGGGCAGTACGGTTCAATCTATGAAGGCCGACCGGTTTACACGTCGTTCCAAGAGCATCTTCATAAAGCTCGCTCGCCTCTCGTGCCGGAGTACGGCCTCCCGATAATTGTTGGCTTCGACTTCGGCTTGATGCCGGCTGCGATCGTGACGCAGATGACGCGCACAGGGCGCCTGAACGTTTTGGATGAAGTCATCGGGCACCGTGTCACACTGGACGAGTTCATCACGCAGCAGGTAACGCCGCTCATAAAACGTAAGTATAGTCAGTTTCACGTGAAGTACGTGGGCGACCCGCATAACGACCGATCGTCCTTGGCGCAGGCAGACACTTACCAGCAGATGAGGGACCAAGGCTACGAGGTGAAGAAGGCGCATACGAACAAGATCCCGCCGAGGATAAAAGCAGTTGAGTACTTCCTTAACCGGATGGAAGGACTTTTGCTAGACCCTAGCTGCACGATGCTGGCTGAGGGTTTTTCCGGCGGGTACCGGTACAACAAAGCCTCCGAGGGAGAGCTGCGTAAGAAGCCGGAGCCCGTCAAGAATGACTTCAGCCATCCGCATGACGGCTTGCAATACGCGGCGCTAGAGCACTATAGAGTGCAAAAGAGACAGGATAAATGGGTCGACAGACATGCAGCAAAATCCAGTTCCCACCTCTACGCATAACCGCCGGGCGGGCCACGAGTTTTGGCACGCGGGCCAGCACCTAAGTAACTTCAAGCAGTCCTCCCGTGCAGATAGCCTCGCTGACTGCGTCAAGGATATGCTGATCGCGGCGGTCAATCACCGGAAGAAAACCGGTATCGACCGTGAGCTCGACTACTCTTACCACGCCAGCATATCTGAATACACGCCGGAGGATTACGCCAAGCTGGTGAAGTCTGACATCTACATGGGCATTACAGAGAACAAGTGCCGCGCGCTGGTCAGTTGGCTGGCGGACATCCTGTCGAACGCTGAAGAGAAGCCCTACACGTTCCGGGCTACGCCGCTTGTCGACTTGCCTGCGCACATGAAGGCGGCGGTCCGAGATATATTCGAGGAGGAACTACAGCGTAACTTTCAAGTGGACTTCGACCGCGATGAGCGGCTTCAGGAGATACAGTCGTTTGCCATGCGACACGCGCAAGGCAAGGCCAATGAGGCCGTCAAGCTCATGGAGAACAAAGTTCACGACCAGTTTGAGCAGGGCGGCTTCCGGCAAGCCTTCGACGCGTTCCTACAGGACCTCGCTTGGGCACCTACGGCGTTTATCAAGTCACCGGTGTTGCGGTATAAAAAGCGTCTGAAGTGGACAGGAGGCGCGCTGAGAGAAGTGTTTCACCCCACGCTATGTGTCGAACGCGTTGACCCTCGGATGGTCTACTTCTCCCCCGACAGCAGCAGCACGCAGGACGGCGCGTATGTTTTCGAAGTTAAGAAGATGCTGCCTCACCAGCTCAACGAAGCGAAGATGGTTCCCGGCTTTAGCTCTGCGGCGATCGAGAAAGTTCTCGCGGACAATCAAGGTGGCTATGACGAGTGGATAACGCGCTCTTGCAGCGGTGATATGCCAATGGTCTCGACGCAGAACACGGACGAGAAAGCGCCTGTCTATGATGTGGCGGTTATGTACGGCCGGCTGCCCGGCAAGCTCCTCGTCGAGTTCGGGCTGCCTGTAAACTGGCAGCACTATTACGAGAGCGAAGTATGGCTCGTGGACGACGTGGTCATCCGCGCCGTGCTTAACCCGCACCCACTTAACAGACGCCCGCTTCACGGAAGCTCATTCGCGCCGCGCCCGGGATCTCCTTGGGGACGTAGCCTACCCATGATTTTGAAGCCGACGCAGCGCATGGCTAACGCAGCCGCCCGCGCATTGGCCGTCAACATGGGGTACTCCTCCGGACCGATCGTCGAGTATGACGCCGACAGGCTCCTCGACAATAAGCGTATAGACGAGCTGCACCCATACCGTATGTTTGCGACGGAGTCGGATCTCACCGGCGGCGGGCACTCAGCGTTCCGGTTCAGCGAGATTAAAAGTTACTCGCCGGAGTTCAGCAGAATTTACCACGAGTTTAAGAACGAGGCGGACGAGATTTCAGGCATCCCGGCCTACGTCATCGGGTCACCTAACGTCGCCGGCGCCGGGCGCACACTCGGCGGGCTGTCACTCTTGATGGGTAACGCAGCTAAGGGCATCAAACGCGTGCTGTCTCAGGTTGACAAGCAGGTCATCGAACCGACGGCCGAGGACTTCTACCTGATCAACTTGCTGTACGACACCACGAACGAGATAAAAGCCGATGCTCAGGTCGTCGCGCGCGGAGCAGCAGGACTGCTGCAGAGAGAGCTTTCGCAGTCACGAACTGTCGAGGTTCTAACGATCCTGACGCCGTACATGCAAGGTGGGTTCGTCCCACCTGAGGGTGTCGTCCATGTCCTGCGTGATGTGATTAAAGGTCTTGGCTACGACGTCGATAAAATTATTCCGGACCCTGCGCGGGCAGCTAGGCTGGCTGAGAGACTTCAGCTTCTCCAGATACAGCAAGCACAGGCAGGTCTCGGGCAAGCAGGCTTCGGCGCGGTTCAAGGGGCGCACCGCCGCAGGTTCAGCAGACAGTGAACTCAGCCGGGGGAGGCATGCCTCAGCTTGACGGAAGGTCAGCGCCTGCGCTAGGAGCACTGGCAGCTGCCGCTCCTATACCACAACAATCTTTAGCGGCATAGGAGGTCGACATGAGACTTGATGGATCAGTAGTAAAGGTGGGCGATAGAGTTCACGTTCTTGGCCGCGGTGAGGGCAAGGTCACAGAGGCGGTCAGCACCAGCTGCGTTGTCACTCAGCCTAACGGCGTTTTCTTTCGGTACAGCGACAACGGCGTCCAGAACGGGAGCACCCACAGAACTTTGTACTGGCGGGACCCTGTCGTCATAGCTCCGCTCAAAGACGAAGAGGGCTGGAACAAACTCGTCATCGCCATGCGCGAGATATCGAAGCTATTCCGGAGCGCCTAACGTGGCTGACACCGACTATAACGGCCTTGTCCAGGTTGTTGGCAAGGGCAGAACAAACCTTAAAAAGTGCGACCTAGTCTGGGACGACGAGAAGGTGGCCGGGAGGCCTGAGCTTAGTTACGTCCTGCACGCGGGCACGACCGAGGACAGCGTGACAAGGTTTATGGTCTGCGAGACTATGCGGCTCACAGCCGTGAACCTTGGACCGGGGGAGCGCATTAGCTTTAAGCAGATTGTTAACTGCGCGGGAGACGAGATTGATGTCATGGCTTGGGGCTCGAAGCTGGAGGCGCGGCGAGAGCTGAACCCTGTTTTCCTGCCTGCCGGCAACTACCGTGCGTGCGTCAGCGATCCGGACATGCTCGGGCGCGTGCTTTTGAAGAAAGACGAGGTCGAAAACTTCAACTACGATGTTTGGGTAGGGTCTATAGCTGGCGTGCAGGGCGGGTTTAACACAAAATAAACGCCTGCGACGTAGTTCTCTCCGAGTATCTAGGAGGACGTATGTCTACACGCGCAGGAACTATGGGCGATGGCTCGAATTTTTCCAGCTTTTGTGCCGCGGCCTACTTTCAGGAGCCTACTATAGGTACCGTTCTGGAAGACGGCAGTGTAAAAAGCAATAAAATTACCGTCGCTCCCGGCGAAACAGTTTGGGTTCACGCTGTGAACTTGACTGGAGACCAGTGCATCGAAGTCGTGATGGACTTAAATGGTGAGTGCGTCCCGTATGCGCCCGCTCCGAGCGTTTGCTTAGAGCTTAACGACTGCCAGCCTTCTATCGCTCTCGGAGTTCCGGGTAGCTACCGGCTAATTTTGAGCGACCAGTCCGCCATAGGCACTGTTGAAGTGACCACATCAATCGACTGCACAACCAAATGGACAGACTGGCTCAGCCAATACTGCAAAGGAGACACCGTGACTAAGAAGCCTTTCCCCTACTCGAACCCAACCTGCGCTCCCGGAGTCACCGATGCCGAGGGCGCTCTCGACTTCATCCTTGCAAAACTGAAACTCCCGGTTGACGCGGAAGAGCTTTGCACGACACTGCTCGCAGACCCTGCATGTCAGGCGCTTATCAACGCAGCGATCACGCATCCGATTGTAGCTGTTGCGGGCGCGGTAACCGGCGACGGCACAGCAGCGAACCCTATCACTGTTGACTTCACACAACTTAGCGCCGCAGATGTTACAGCGCTCTGCGCTGCGCTGCTCGCGGACCCTGCTTGTGTTGCTGCTATCAATGCGGTCATCAACCACCCGGCTATCGTCACAGCCTCGCCTGTTACGGGCGCAGGCACGACAGCTAGTCCGCTGGGCATAGACATAGCAGCTATTTGCACGGCCATCGCAGCTAACCCGGCCTGCGTTGCCGCCATCAACGCGATCATCACAGTTTCAGCGGCTTCCCCTATCACCGGCGATGGCTCGGCGGGCTCTCCTTTAGGTATCGACGCTGCTGCGCTGTGTGCTTTACTGGCAGCCAACCCTGCCTGCGTTGCAGCCATCAATAGTCTCGTCACGCACCCGGCATCTTCGGTGTCTGTGCAGGCTCCGATCGTAGGCAACGGCACGCCGGGGTCCCCACTAGGGATCGCAGCGCCTGTTTCTGCGACATGTCCCAGCGTTGCGCGTGTTTACGTTGACGTCGGCGGCGCTATGCAGCGAGTGGACTTTAACGACTTCATACCAAAAGTTATGAGCACGAAGCGAAGTGCCGTTGCAGCGACGATCGTCGCAGGCACCGCAATAGACGCGCTGGTTGGAGCAATTATTCACGATATTAACATGGATATCACCA